TTAACCCGTTTTTACCTCAACTATTGCCCAGTCTTTACCTCGGTCATCATTATATTTATCGGTCATTTTTCTTGTTCTGTGGCCAAGCAGTCGTTGTGTATCGATACCCTGATCCCGGTACACCCTTTCCGCTAAAGATCGTTGTTCGTGGAAGGTTGGGGCAGTACCTTCTTCCCAGGTTAATCCGCACTTTTCCCTGGCCTTTTTAAACGTCGTTGTTAGCGAACTAGCTGATACGCGATCCCCGCGAGTTGCCATTGAAGTAGAGTGACGAAAATGCACCAGGTATTTACTGACAACCGCATCACGGCAAACAGCAATGACCTCTCGTAATGTCATATTTATCTTTTCACATTTGATGCTTAAAGGGATCGCTACACGGCTGCCAGTTTTTTCCTGTGTTACATGCAGCATGTCGTCCCAGATATCGCTAAATTTCATATTCGTGATATCGCCAATACGTTGACCAGTTACTAAAGCAAGTAGCATTCCACTAATTAAATAAGGAGGATGGTTTTCTGCTTGTTTAAATATCGCCTGCCATTCTTCAAAGGAAAGGCGCTGGCGTGTGACTTTATTTCTAGGTTGTCTTGTTGCCTGTGCCGGGTTATATCCTGGTGGCACATGCCCCGCGTGCTGAGCCTCTTTGAAAACATCCACCATCACCAACCTCACAATCTGGGCCATTCTGTTGTGACCTTCAGATTTCACATTATCCGTAATTTCAGCGATATCCAGTGCGGTAATGTTTTTTAGGTATTGCATACCTGAATGCTCCCGGAAAAGCCTTACTGGTTTTATTTTTTGCTTATATGAATTTGGTCGAAGTTCATTAAGACTCACTCTCTCTTCCTGAATTTTTAGATATTTATCCAGCCACTCAGTGACAGTGATGCTTGTTCTATCCCCTTTAATTTTAGCAATACGCTCATTTATGCTCAGGATCTGCCGTGTTCTTTGTTCGGCAATGATGGTATTAGCTTCATTCGCTATTTGCTTTGCCTCTTCTTCATCAGTACCCAGGCTATGAAACTTTCCTGATGTTGGATGTTTATACTGCCAGTAAATCCGACCAGTACGTTTGTCGAGTTTGCAGTACAAATTAGGAATAGTAACTTTATGAGTTCTAGGTCTAGCAGCCATCGGCAATAATCCGTAAAAGTCTTGGGTTTGCGTTAGCAGGAACCTGATGCGGGGCCGCTACACCCACAAAACGGGCTTCACGATCTACCATCCAGCAATGACCAACTTTTATTGCTGGTGGGGCAATCATTTTACCCTTGGCGAACTTCTTCAAGATTCGCTCACTGGGCGCCTGCTCGCCAAATTCTTCTTTAGCCCATTCGAGTAAAGGGATCATTCGTGCCATAAGTCCTCCACAACACCCGGCTGCACCCGGGCTGAAATGATTAAATATCGGTACTGATGAGTAAAATATTATTAATTAGGGTCGTATATGGTCTGTAATTGTGAAATTTAATCGGAATGGCTCATGTATAAACCGTTATAAGTGTAATGGCTCACACATGAGCTTATTTGCGTGTAATCTGGTAGTTATGGTTCATTTGTGACACTTTTGGCGTTGATTTTATCGACGTCCACCTCAATGTCTGCTGCGCGAACGGCGTCAATTCCTGCACGCAGCCCAACTACCTTTTGATGCCACCGCTCATACTTGATTCCGTGCACCGCCAATGCCGCCATGACCTTCTCCAGTTGCACAACAACTCCATGCTCGCTGTGGAATTCAGACGGCAATTTAACTACAGAGATGCCCTCTATCTCCATTAGCCGCTCATCGTCTGTTGGGTCATCCGGCACCGTCCCAGCCGGGAGTGGTGGGGCTGCGTAGAGCATGATTTGACGGCGTGGGTCTGTATTTTTGTCCTGATTTTTCATGGATAGCATTGCTGCATAACCATCTCGTTCCAAGTCTCGCAGCTCTTCTGCATCAGTCCATGCCACCGCCTTCTTGCTCGCTTTCCTGTACGCCAGCAACTCACGCGCCATAGCTGCGGCATCACCGCATTGAACGTGGTCGGTGTCCGTGATTACAGTCAGCTCGCCATCACTCAGTGTCTGCTCTAATCCCATGCGATTGGTAGTCATAGATCCTCCGGTCCTTCTGGAATAGGTGCCCAATGGGTAATGTCGAGGTCTGTCATGCCTTCAATCTGGAATGACCATTCCCACTCGCCGGTTTCTACTTGACCAAGACCATACCAAAGAGAACGCCAGCCAATAATCCAGCCTTCCCCATTAGCGTCAAACAACAAAACATGCCGATTAGCAGGAGGAAGGCAATCACGCACGCTGTTACAGCCGCCTTCATCATCAAGCGCAATGACATCCAGCCAGGCCACACGACAGAGACGGCCGCCAAGAATTTCAGTGTGTCCGTTTACTGCCGGCTCTTTCCCGTCTTCAAACTCAACAACAAAAGTTACTTTTCCCATCTCACTCACTCCCTTCAACATTGCCGCCAACAGTCATCAGCCAGTTTCGAATTACCCGCCATTCGTCGTTTCGGTATGCGCTATGGACGTAAATAAACGGCTCGTTAAGGTTGTGTCCATTCTGTCGCAGGTAGTCTTTGCAACCATCTTCGGTGAAGCACGCGGTCACAAAGCGCTTGATAGACTTCATTGCGTAGCGAGAATATCCACGCGTACCCCTGCAACCCTTATGAAGTGCTTCAAGCCTTCTTGCTGTGCGGTCTTCAACTTCACCATCACCGCATTCCCACACCCACGCTATGCGGTCGTGGTCGAATTCCTCACTAACGACCATTTCTTCTTTCTGAAAAATAACAAAAACAGGGTGACTGGTTATTCGGTTATCTTGAGTTCGCAAGTTTTCAGCAATGCGAGCAAATTCATCAGGCAACTCAACACACTTCCGCTTCATCTCTGCTAGTTCATTGGATAGCTGCATCATGCCGTTGTGGTGGGGTGGTGCGTATGCAATATTTGGATGTGCCATTCTCTCGTCTATAGCAGCATCGAATTCGTTAGCATCCAACTCCACCAATCCATCCCATCCAATTAATCCCGGCTCGCTCTCATCACCAAAAGCATCCTTATCCCGTATAAATTGATACCGCATAGCGTTACGCTGCGCCTGCTCCAGCGCCGCTATTAGCGACTTTGCTTCATCCTCTTTCAGCACCACAGTGTCAAAACTTTCAGTCTGCTTTTTGACTCTGGCAATCAGCGCTTCTATTCCCTTATCCATTGCTGGCCTCCACTATCAGTATTTCGCGCTGGTTGCAGGTGCAAAGGCGAAGGTCATCAGCGATCCCGTACCAGCGAAGGAATTTGCGACCGTCACTCGAGATCGCTTTCCACATCTTTCCCGGATAAACCCCGGATGGCACTGAGCCCGAATATTCCGCAAGGGCGCTGAACGTTTGGTTATCCATAACGGCATGCTTACCATCAATAAGAATCCCTTCTGCAGTAGGCTGTTGCCAGTGGCGACCTAGTGGATCGGCCATCGGTGGAATATGCACGTCGATGTTATTGCCCATTGCCGGCACCCCTTGCTTCGCTTTTAAATGCCGCATTATCAACAGCAAGGTTAACTACCTGCAGTTTCAACGCATCGCGCTCTTTCGTGAGAGCTTTACGCAGTTCTAAAGATTCAGTTAGGGCAGTAAAAGTCACACTTAGCCTGGTGGCGACTTCACGCATTAATTTAGCTTCTGCTGGTGGCAGAGTAGGAACCGCGGCATAAGCAGCGGCGACCAAGTCTTTAACTTTCAGATGCTGGTGCATGCGCGAAGCTCCATCAATTCGTTGAAGCGGGTCATGAAGAGGCCATATGCCTGACCCGGGCGAAGTGGGTTAATAGAGAACTGGTCGGTTGGTGAAATCCCTTCCAGAATTGGCCAGGTAGAGCCGTCGTGAATATCGAGTTCGTGGCGTTCGGTTTCCAGCATAATCAGATCCGCATACTTCACTGGCTCACTCATCGCTTCCGGCAAACCGTATTTCTTGCGGATCACCGATTCCACGTAGTTCTCAATCTGGAGGTAGTCGGGCAGCATGCGCTTTAACGGGGAAGGTATGTCACACACATAGGCTTCATGGGCATCGTGAAGCAATGCCTCCAGCGCGAACTCTGGCGACACCAACAGGCTGGTGAGAACCGAATGCTGAGCAACTGAATAGAACTCAGGAAGATGCCCGGCGAATCGGCAGCAGTTAGAGAGCGCTGTTGCAATATCTTCAATGACAATGTCGTCAGGATTGATGTTCAGGAAGTTAATATGCTTCCCGGTTAAGGTCTGGATATAAGACATTAAATTCTCCACTAAATAAGAGCGCCACTGCACCGGCGCTGAATTTTGGTTGCACGAATCCCTTGCCCGGAGGCAATAATTTATTCTTGGGATTAGTTAAACTTCTTCTGGCTGTTCTTCTTTCTCAGGTTCTTTATAGGAAAGAAGCTTGCAAAGCTTATTGATCACACCAGTCATAATGAAGAGATCAATACCTGCCGCCTGGCGCCATACGAACGCTTTATCATCTTCGGCATTTGCATCGGAACTTTTGGTATCAATGCGGCGAAAGTGGAAGTTTTCGGTAAGAACGAAGCTGGCGCCGTCGCTATATAGCTCGATGCTATCAACGCTGAACCCACTATTTAGGCTCTCTTCTATTTCGGAAACCACTGAATGGTGATCTGCTGAATAACGGATAGTTTCTTTAGTCTCGGCCTTGCGTGAAAGCTGCATCACGCTACCAACCTCGAACCCATCAAAAGCTTCACTGTCGCCGGCAATGTAACTCTTGAGTCGAGTGGTCAGGCCGTTCTTCACATCGCTGATATGAATGGTCTTGGTTTCAATCGAGCCGACGACTTTAACCAGCATCGAGCACAGTACATTCGCGTAGTGCTTACTGGTTGTGTTAACCATCAATAGGTTTTCTTCAGCCTGGTACAGCGCATAGATCAGCGAAGTTTTCACGAAAGCTTGTTTGCAGAGGTCCACTTTTACAGTGTCGATAACCTGCTGCTTTTCGATCTTGGAAATGCGCGCACCAAAGCGGCCTTCGATTGAGGCAATGCGTTCCAGCACTGTCTTTTTAATAACTGGCTTTGGAATGATCTTCTCGTCGATACGAAGACAAATAGCGTAACCATTGACGATCGGGGTGACGATTTCGCCAGTAATTGGATTCTCTACAAAGCTGTAGCGAATGAATTCAGTGTCGCCAATTTCTGAGTAGGGCAATTCAGCAAGGTGCTGATTGATATTGTCCACGCCAGGCAATGTAGCTTTGTAGACGATGGCATTTTTCAGTTTTGAAACTTTCACGTTAGTTCTCCAGTAGCGGTTTCTGCACATCCGCGGTTTAGTAACTTCACATCACAGGTGAGAGCACTGAATGAGCCGCCGCCCTCAAACGCATGGATTGGGTTATGGGCCCGTCATGCGCCAGTGCTCTCGCCTGTAGTGTGAAAAAAAGCTGGCGGTCACCGCGACATCAACGGGAAACAAACGGGCCGCCAGAACAGGGATGATTCATATTGTTAGCGCCTGTCTTTTCAACACATCAGGCTCGGTGCATCCTGGTTATTCCCCAACAACAAGGATTCGGTTAATCTGGATATCCCCAACAATAAGAAGAGTTTTCATAGTGATCGCTGAATTTTCTGCGGCTCTTACAGCCCTCAAAGAGACTACTGGTCTCGTAAAAGTAATAAGTGATGCTAAAACGGATGCTGAAATTAAAGCGGCTACCTTTGAGCTACAGAACAAACTATTAGCTATTCAGTCTGACTGTTTCATCCTTGGTGATGCGATTCGATCTCGCGACGAAGAAGTAATGCTTCTCAAAGCAAAAGTTGCTGAGTTTGAAGAGTTTAAATCCCAAACAGAAGGTTATGTTCTTAATAATCTTGAATCTGGTACGTTTGTGTATTCTAAGAAACAGATCGTGGGCGATACTGAAACTACGGTGCATCTTTGCCCACAATGTTTTACCAAAAAGGTAATATCGATTCTTCAGCCAACTGGTGAGCCTGCGTATAACTCCCATACGAATAAGTATTATTTTCAATCTAGGTGCCACAGTTGCACCTCCTTATTTCCAATGAATGTTTCAGCTTACAAACCAGTTTGGTAAGCAGGGATATCCAGATTGTTAAAGAGCTAAGCGTCCAGTAGGGCGCTTTTTTGTTGCTTGCGAATCATCCCCATCTTCATACGCCTGGGGCGGCTACTTCGTGGGCGTCCTGCCTATTCGCTGCTGATGATGTGAATATACAAAATGTATTTTATAAATGCAATACAAATTGTATATTTCAACTTTGACTTGTTAACGTTTTGTATTTTAAGTATTTATTATTTAATATCGATAAGTTTATGGAATAAAAACATCGGAATGGCTAGGAATATGAGGAAGTTGTGAAAGCTGCGGAGTTGGTTAGTACGGGGCAATAAAAACCCGGCTCGGTAGCCGGGTTTTGAAGGGCGAAGGTGTCAACATGACAATTATGGAGTAGGGGTCCCTGTTATAGCTCCATAAATTTTATATATGGTAAATGCGATTGCAGGGATCCCCAACGCCCATTTGATAATGTCTAGTTTTGCATCGCCAAGAGATTTCTCGAACTTATGTTCTTGAATTTGCAGTGCGGCGTTTAATTTTATTTCTTGAGCCCCAAAGTGCTTATCAAGGGAACCTTGTTGAGATTTAATCGCATCTTTTACGTCGCGCAAATCTGAGCGCATTTGCTCGCGCCATTCCGACATTTCGCGACGCATCTCTGCCGCAACGGCACCAACTTCGGCTTTGTTTTGAGCTAGTTTTGCGTCTAGCTCTTCTCTTGAGATTGTCATTACATCCACCTCATGGGTTTCCTGATGCTTATCAATTGGACTTTCCAGTACGGTGTTAGTTCTTACAAACTCCAATATAGCAGCAGTTTCGGATACTGGTGGGATGGAGGCAGTTGTTACTTTTTCATGATAGGCAGGCATGAAAAAAGCGTCAACACTAGAATTTTCCAACTGACTTTCAGATGTAGAAATCCGAACCTTCGAAACGCTGGCTTCCATAACTTATTATTTCTTCTCAGAAGGAGTCAGCAAACTAGCATCTGTTACTGGAGCATTAAGTATCGCTTGCGCCATATTTCGCGCCATAGACATTGGCAAAGTAACACTTTGACCTGCCTCAAGATAAAGACCTGCAACGGCATCACGCGTTCCTGGTTCAGGCATGTTCGTATGAGCTAACATGTGGCGGCAAAAGGTAATTTTGCAATATTCATTGTCTCCAATCTTCATTCCTGCCGTGATGAAAACATCTGCAAAACTATCCACGTAATCTTTGGACTTAATGATATCTGTCATGAATCCCACCTGTGTAAATTTATGTTAGTTAGACAATATGTATTTTAAAACGAAATCAGCCACGATGCCGACACGAAGAAATATTAGGGTCACTGCTAAACCAGTCGCAGCTTGGTTTCCACCGCCACACCAATGGTTTTACAATTTCCGTTAACCGGAACCAGTGGCCAAGCCGGATTCAAACCTTTCAAATACTTCTGTCCACCATCAATGATTAGCTTCTTGAATGTTGCTTCATTGGAATCTGACAACTTCGCTATCACTAGGCTGCCATTTACCGGCTCTCGGCCTGTATCAAACAGAACGAATGTACCTTCTGGCACACTCAGGCCAACTGGAGCTGTCATTGAGTCACCTTCAACTTCCAGCCAGAAGGCATCTCCCTGAATATGGGCATCTGACTCAAGCCACAGGTCAATATCTTTCAGGGTGTACGGTTCACATGCCTCGCTCCAAGAACCGGCCTGTACACTACTGATTACCGGATATTTCTTTCCTGGAGAATAGGGGCCAACATACTCGACATCACCCTTAATGTTTTCATCAATGATCAATCCACCGGCACCAACAGAGAAATTTCGTTTACCAAGAAATTGAAGGATTTTCGATATCTCTCCGAGACTGGGCTCTCTCCGGGCATTCAGCCAATGACTAACTGCACCTTTCGTTATGCCAAGGTGTTCTGCTAATTGTTCCTGATTAACTCCCTGACTTTTCATCAAGGACTTAGCTAAATCGTACCATTTCATAGTCATACCTAAATGATACAAGTTGTATACCTATAATCGAGACACAAAACGTATAACATTCTTGTGCATTAAGAATACAAAATGTATATTTAACTGTGTTTACAGGAGAACAAAATGAATAACCTTCGAGCCATAAGAACCAAGTTAGGAATTACACAAGGTCATTTAGCAAATGCTCTTGGGGTAACAAATGGTGCAATTTGCCACTACGAAAATGGCAAAAGAAGCATGAATATCGATCAGTGTAGAACCATAGTTTTAGCTCTCAATAGTTTTGGAGCGGGTGTCAACATTGACGACGTATTTCCACCAAGCAAGCCTAACGAATCAACAGTAAAACCATAACTACCAAAGGAAAAACGAGATGGTAGACAACATCAACTCAGCAATTACCAGGATGTGCAAAGCATATCCGTCCGGAAGAGTGGGTATGGCAAAAGCCCTGGGTATGTCCATCGATCAGTTTCACAACCACATGTACCAGAAGGTTGGCAGTCGTTTCTTCTCCGTGAGTGAACTGGAACAGATGGAAGACTTATCTGGAACGTCGCTCCTGGCTGACTACTTTGCGAATCGCCGCGGAAAATTGCTGGTGGATATTCCAAAACCAGAGTCCCTCGATAACGTTGACTTGTTTCAGCATGAAATGCAGTTGAACGCAGTGAAAGGAAAATTGGACCAGGCGAAGTTCGCGGCGCTGGAAGACGGCGTAATTGATAGCAAAGAGAAGAAGACTTTATCGCAGATGTTCCACAACAGCATTCGCCATCAAATGCATGGATTCATGGGGTTTATGGCGCTGTATGGGGTGTCTGATGGGGCAGTAGATATGTTTGTTGCGTCGAGAAAAGATGACGCCCGCGAGTGTGCAGCTCCGGGCGTCTTGGCGTGTCGATTCAGTGGAGAACTTTAACGCATGAACAGTTTAACCAGAAACATGGGAACACCGCAAATCCGCTGCCGTTCAATGGCTGGTAGTGATGCAACCCCGTTCCTGTATGAAGCGAATTTACAGGGTGAGTGGGTGGCCATCAACTACCAGTTCGTAGCGTGGTTGGTAGAAGACACGAAGATTCGTCATGAGGCTGAGCAATGCAAGAGCTTGACCGAAAGTACCGAGACTGGCGAGGGAATATCGTCCGGGTTACCGGTTACGACAGGGAAAAGCAGCAAGTCATATTCAGACGTGAAGACTATGAGCATGACTGTATGCAGCCAGTTGAGCAATTCCGCGACAAATTCACAAGGGTTGAAGAATGACTACCAGTAGCCGGATATTCGATGTTGTTCAGGCCATGTCGGGCCAGAAGAACGTAATTATTATTCCGCGCCCATACCTTCAATTTTTTGGTGAAGATCAGCAGGCGTATCAACTCGCTGCTGTGCTGAATCAGCTTGTGTTCTGGTCGGGTTGCGGCGGTCGTGACGATGGTTGGTTCTACAAAACTCATGAGGAACTGGGCGAAGAAGTGGAATTGGGCAGGGACCAGATACGCCGTATCGTAACCAAGCTGGAAAGTAAGTACCTGGCGGGCGTTCTGGATACTGCTAATCGTCGCCTGAACAATGGTGACAAGGTTAAGCACTACCGCCTGGATGGTGACAAGCTTATTGAGCTTATCTTCCCGGTAAAAAAAGATGCGTGTCCGCCGAATGGGAACGGCGAAAGTGCCGAACCGGAACAGCAGAATCGCCACTCCGAAACGGCGGATGTGCCGTTTGATGGGAACGGCGAAGGTGCCGTTCCTATTCTCTATACAGATCTAAACACAGATCCAAACTTACAGATCATAAAACCCTCTTGTCAGCCGGCTTCGCCAGCAGACGGAGAAGAATTTATTGCTAAACGTTTAACCAGAGAAGCGACCGAAGTGGTTGAGCATCTCTCGAAACTGACTGGCGTCACGTTTGAACTGAGCGACAATAACCTGCAACACATTCGTGCCCGTCTTCGCAATGCCACAGCGACCAAGGATGAAATGCTGGTTGTGGTCGATCACCTAGTTGCATGCTGGCTGGGTACTAAGTTTGCACGCGGCTTAAATCCATCAAAGATTTTCTCTTCCGAAAAATTCTCTTCCAACCTGCTGGCGGCAAAAGCCTGGGACACTGCTGGTCGTCCTGCGTGTTCTAGCGAGCCAGCAACCGCCTCGAACGATTCACTGATTGATGTTACCGAACGTGATGCAGCTTATCGCCGATACATGAGTGGGACTATCTCCCAGACCAAACCAAGCGATCTGGAATTACGTGTCTGCAAAGCAGCTGGCGCGGCGAACCTGCGCAAGCAGAACTCAACGTTTGCAATCAGTCGTTGGAACAGTATCTGGAAAGAACAAGCGCAGCGTGGCAACCAAGGGGCAGCAGCATGATCAAAGGAATAACCACAGCAATCATTTGGTACATCGGTGAAAACCCCGGTGTGAGCTCAACAGCTATTTGCCATCAGTTTCCTGAGCAACGGCACTCAGTGACATCGGCACTCGTACGCCTGACTAAAAATGGCACGCTAAAAAGATCAAAGGACAGTATTTATCGCTACACACTGGCACCCGGCGTTGCGACCCCCGCACCTCCTGAAATGGAAGAAGTCATTGCTAATCCGCACAAACCTAATCGTCAGGCTGCGATCGTAAAGGCAATGACACTCGAGAGTAAGTGTCTCTATTATCGCGCAGCTACCGAATGGCAAAAGGCGTGGGACTTGACGGGCAACATGAGTGAACGCACAGAGATAACGAGAAGGATTAATCGATGTAATGCGAAAGCTTTTCATCCTGCTCAATGCAGTTATGCGGGAATTGCTATTGCGAGGTATGTCGGATGAGTAACAAATACAAGCTTATTTATGCTGATCCACCGTGGACTTATCGAGACAAGGCAGCAGATGGAAATCGTGGTGTAGGGTTCAAATACGACACCATGACACAACTGGACATTTGCCGCTTACCGGTATGGGAGTTGGCTGATCCTGAGTCTTGCCTGCTTGCTATGTGGTGGGTGCCAACTCAACCAACCGAGGCGCTTGAAGTTGTTCGGGCTTGGGGCTTTCGTTTCATGACAATGAAAGGGTTTACCTGGCACAAAACCAATAAGCATAAAGGGAATAGCTCTATTGGCATGGGGCATATGACAAGGGCGAATAGCGAAGATTGTTTGTTTGCAGTGCGAGGTAAATTACCGGAAAGATTTGATGCTTCCGTTTGTCAGCATATTACTGCGCCACGTATGGAGCACAGCGCTAAGCCACCAGAGATTCGTGACCTGTTGGTTCGACTGGTTGGTGATGTACCGCGAGTTGAGTTGTTTGCTCGATCAGAGACCTCAGGTTGGCATTCTTGGGGTAATCAATGCAGTAGCTCGTTCGATTTAATCACTGGAGGTATTCGTTGAAGCTAACACTTCCTTTTCCACCAAGCGTGAACACTTACTGGCGCGCGCCGAACAAGGGGCCGCTAATAGGGCGTCATCTTATTAGTGATAAAGGGCGTAAATTCCGAACAGAAGCGTTTGCTGCTGTGATGGAACAGCTACGCCGAAAACCAAAACCTCTTGATGGCGATTTGTCTGTCACCGTCATTCTCTTTCCACCTGATCGCCGCAATCGTGATCTGGATAACTACGGGAAAGCCCTGTTCGATGCTCTGACTCATGCTGGTGTCTGGCATGACGATTGCCAGATGAAGCGAATGCTTGTGGAGTGGGGACCAATAGTGCAGAAGGGAAGTGCTGAAGTAACGATACGAGCATTTATTAATCAGACCGAAACGGGTGCAGCTGTCGGTCAATAGTGGAGAGCGTATGAATCAGTCAATCAGCAGTATTCAGATATGCCATAAACCTCAATTGATGGCTTCTGGACCAACCATGTCCAGTCGGGAGATTTCCATCCTGGTGAAGAGTAAGCATGGAGATGTGAAACGTTCAGCAGAACGGTTAGTTGCTGTGGGAGTTTTAACCGCGCCGTTGGCGCAGTTCGATTTTGACCATAACGGCAACACTTATCAGGAATATCGCTTCAACAAACGTGACTCCCTCGTGCTGGTAGCTCGTCTTTCACCAGAATTTACAGCGGCAGTAGTCGATCGCTGGCAGGAACTGGAACAGGGAAACGCAATACCACAATCCTTGCCTGAGGCTTTGCGTCTTGCTGCGGATTTGGCTGAGCAGAAACTTCACCTAGAAAATCAGTTACTGATAGCTGCTCCCAAAGTTGAGTTTGTTAATCAGTACGTCGAAGCTAGTGGGGCGATCGGTTTTCGTCAGTTGGCAAAGCTGCTAAAGGCAAAGGAATATGAGCTGCGCACCTTCCTCGAGAAGCAAAAGATCATGTATCGATTATCTGGTGGCATGATGCCTTACAGCCAGCATATCGAGGCTGGTCGATTCACCGTGAAAACAGGCACCAGTGAAGTCAGCAATCATGCATTTACCCAGGCACGCTTTACACCAAAGGGCGTTAAGTGGATCGCTGGGTTGTGGGCTGAGCATCTGCAAATGGGTAATAACGGATGAGGGCTCTGTTAAGACCCGTAGTGGTCAAGGAATTGGGATTGGTATTACTCAAGCCAAGTAAAGAACTGCTTCCGTTATTCTCTGGGCGAGTGCTCATCGATTACGCACCCGAATATATGATTGAGTGGCCTTCTGGCGCTTTGCCTACGGCAATGCAGTGTCTCGGTGAGGATCCGGTTCTTGTACCATTCTTTGCTAATGAAAAGGTGATTCAGGCTGCTGGTGGAATTAATGGGTTGAAAGACTGGCTCAAACGTCAGCCAAGCGGATGCCAGTGGCCACACTCTGATTATCACCACAAAGAGCTGGTTGCGACTGAATTCCACCCTGGTGCTATTCGCCTGTGTTGGGGCTGTGATACCCAGCTTCATGATCATCACACCAAGCAGCTATCTGATATCGCCAAAGCAAACATCATCGCCTGGGTGATAGATAAAGCTCGCCAGAATCTTGGGTTCAGTAAAAGCCATGTCCTCACATTGCCTGAAATTTGCTGGTGGGCGACACAAAGGGATCTGGTAAGCGCGCTGCCGGAAGGCATGGCCCGTCGTGCGCTACGTATGCCACAGGATGCCATCCCATCAGTAAGCCGTGAATGCGACATCGTTCCAGAGTTACCGGCCACCAGCATTATCCAGGAAAAAGTGAAGCCGGTTCTCAAGCTGAAGGTTGATCCGGAAAGTCCAGGCACTCTTATGAAGCGCCCAAAACGCATTCGCCTGGAAAAACCAACATACCTTCAATGGGTAAAAACACAGCCATGTGAGGGATGCGGCTCACCAGCGGACGACCCACATCATTTAATAGGTTGGGGGCAGGGTGGGATGGGTACTAAGGCCCATGACGTTTTGTCTATTCCTCTTTGCCGTACATGCCATACAGAACTACATAACGACCCGGTGAAATTTGAGCAAAAGCATGGCTCACAACCGGCAATGATCATTCGAGTTATTGACCGGGCTTGCTCGCTCGGCGTGCTGGCGTAAGGGAGACAGTAAATGATTAATTCAACAGCAACAGGCAAAAGCAGTGAGATGGTTCGTTTACGTACGCTCGAGAGCATCTGGATTCAGGGAAAACTGCGGATGTGGGGGCGCTGGTCATTCATTGGCGGTGGCAGTGGTGGCAACATGTTTAACCAGCTTTTGGCTACAAAGACACTGACTAAAACAGCCATCAACGAAGCGCTACGCCGCATGAAGAAGTCCGGCATTACCAAGCCGGAGTTGGAATTCTTCTTGAAGGATATGCTGAACGGGAAGCACAAAAGCAACTTGGCGTTTTGTACTGACGAGGAAGCCTTAAAGATTGATGGGGTGATTGGCTCAGTGCTTGCCAAGGAAGGGAACTACAAATTACTTCGACTCCTAGAAGATCGCTATCAGCAGCGTAAGAGCAAAAAGGCTATGGCGCGGGAACTTCACTATAAACATCCAGAATGGTGTCTGAGAACATGCGAAACACGAATTGATGTCTGGTTAAATTTGGTCGAATCGATGCTTTACGCCTCAATGTGTGACGTATTCGATACAAATGCCGACAGATTTAGCTTGCAGTCTTGCGCGGAAACTGTTTGAATTGTGTTAAGCTCGGGACGTAAAAACGAACTGAGCACACAGCACACTTTGTCAGCGAAGACGCTATAAGCCGAGCGACAAGAGTGATAAATGAACCCGCCTGGTGCGGGTTCTTGTATTTATAGGCACCTGCTTCCACATACACTCATGATTGACATGGATCACGATTCCTATGAGTTAAACACGTAATTATTCACCGTTTGAATAATTGGGCTGTTGAGCATGAAATTAAAATTGAAGTGGCTTATCCGAAATTATCCTGATTTCGTTTGTAATTTCCCGTGGGCAGTAGGTGCATTCTGGTTTGTCGTTATAGAAGCTTTCCACCTAGGGCCTATTTATTTAAGTAATGGTTTTGAGTATGCCAACACTATTACGGAATCTGATTACAATTTTCATCTTTGGGAGCAGGGGCGCATACCATTTATCCCTTTAGTTGCATTTTGTTTCGTCGCGGTAATGATTCAACGAGAATTCCTTAAGAAGAAACGTGGTTGAATTTTCTTCACTAATTTAAAGGCTCACTTAGGTGGGCCTTTTTTATTCCCCTCATCTGAGAGGATACACAGCAAAGAGGGGGGGCTTGATGGCCGCTGATCCAATATCTAGTACCGGAGCAGCAACTGCATTAACTGGTGTCACATTCTTCGGGATTCTTTCTGGCCTTGATTACGGCGTGGTATTTGGTGCTTTCGCTGGTGCCGTTTACTACGTCGCTACTGCAGCAGACCTGACTACACCACGCCGCGTTGCTTACTTCCTCGTATCTTATATTGCCGGGGTACTTTGCGCGGGGCTGGTGGGTTCAAAGCTTGCAGTTGTGACGGGCTACAGCGACAAACCTCTTGATGCACTGGGTGCAGTAATTATCTCGGCGTTAGCCATTAAGATCCTCACTTTCTTCAACAACCAGGATTTAGCCGGGATGTTCTCGCGATTCAGAGGGGGGACCAATGGTAACAAGTGACCCAATTGCGACAGCAAACGCCCTGATCTGCGTCGTGATAGTTGGCGTGCTGATGCTCTACCGCAAGAAAGGGGCTCGTCATCGCCCCTGGATATCACACCTCGCTTATCTTGCTGTGCTGGTTTACGCCAGTGTTCCCATAGCCTATCTGTGTGGCATATACGCCGAATCACACTGGCTGGTGGCGTTGGTGAATCTCATTATTTGTATCGTGGTGCTGCGTTCCCGAGGGAATGTGGCTCGCCTGGTCGATGCTTTGAGGCTCCTATGACTAAAGACGAAATCTTTGAAGCCATACTCGGCAAAGAGGGCGGTTACGTCGATCACCCAGATGATAAAGGTGGCCCGACCCGCTGGGGTATCACTCAGGCAGTAGCCAGGGCACATGGTTATGCAGGCAGCATGAAAGACTTACCTCGCACGACAGCTTTGGAAATTCTCACTGCTGATTACTGGGCTGGCCCACGCTTCGACCAGGTAGCTTCACTTTCTCCCGCTATTGCCGCTGAGTTATGTGATACCGGCGTGAACATGGGCCCGTCAGTGCAGAGCAAATGGTTTCAGCGCTGGCTCAATGCCTACAACCAGCAGGGGCAGTTATACCCTGACTTAATTGCTGATGGTCAGATAGGCCCGCGAACAATCAGCGCGCTCAAATCATTTCTGGCGGCGCGTGGTAAAGATGGCGAGCAAGTCATGCTTAAGTCGATTAATTGCAGCCAGGGGCAACGTTATCTTGAACTGGCAGAGCAGCGCCCCGCTAACGAGTCGTTTGTTTATGGCTGGATGAGAGAGCGGGTGGGGTTATGACAATTGAAATGATTCTTGGCGCTATCGGGCTGGCGGTTGCAGCTATCGCTGGAGCATTCGGCATTGGTCATTCACGCGGCACCAGTAAAGCGGAAGCGGCAGCCGATAAACAGCGTACTGAAGAGAACGCTGCAGCAGTCGAAGCCGTTTCAAACCGTCGTGTGGAAGCAACAAAGGGGGCAAGTGATGTTCAGCAAGCTGTTAACCATATGCCTGATGACGATGTTGATCGCGAGCTGCGCGAAAACTTTACCCGCAAAACCTGAAGTCATCGACACATCGTGTGACTGGGTGAAGATCATCTACCTGACTGAGCACGATATTGAAGTGATGGGCAGGCAGACAAAGAAAGACATCCTTTCTCATAACAAATCATGGCAGGCGAACTGCCAGCAACAACCTGACAAGGCAAGCCAATGAGTGAAGCAAAACCGCAGGATGGTAGTACCGTAACTGGTTACCGTACTTTGTCCCATGGCGAAGTTGGCAAGATGAATCAGTTTAAGGAAATAAGCCGTCAATTTATTCGTTTGTTACGAGAACATGCGGATGCAACCCATACAGAAACCATGTCTCCAGACGAGCGTTTTGAGGCAATGGAGTGGATTCGCCAGGCTGATATGCTTATGAAGCAGGCTTGCATGGCTGCATGCCGATCTGTAACCAAGCCAGACATTGATTGCTAAGGCATTACAGCAGGCATTCAATGAGTGCCTGTGATAATGTCCTGCAAAATTTTCATGAGGCTACCTATGGAATACTATTTAATCAGACCTTGTAAGGACAACTCTAAGGCTACTAAAGAAGCTATTCTTAGAGGACTTGCGTTGGCAAAGTCAGAAAGTAAAAAGCTGATTTTGGTTGTGAGCGCATATAGCCAAGCGAGAGACTCATCGTGTTTAAGGGTGGCGCTCGGAGCCGCTAATTTTGCTGCGCTCAATAAAAATAGACGTGTGGTGATAGGCTCTGTTGATATTCATTTAATGACGACCAAGTCTATCTCTGAGGTCGGAATGGGCTTCCAGGGCGTCATAGTGTATTTGTGGCCTCAAGATAACATCCTCAGAACAATCACAACTGACCTTCCCAATATCAAGGCCATTTTGGCGCTTGAATGGAATCCTGAGTCTTTAGAGGGTTGGCGACGCGAAATGAATGGAACGCTTATTACCCTAGAGTAGTTATTAGCATCAGTTAGGCTATTCGCAGCCAAAGATCAGATTGATAATCGCTAGCTAAAAATAGTACTTACATGAAGCCACTGGCATTTGCTGGTGGCTTTTTTATTGGAGCTTATATGCCGCCACGCACACCAAAGGCTTGTCGTTCTCGTGGGTGCCGCAACACCACCACAGATTCAGATGGCTATTGTTCTCAGCATAAAGGTGAAAGCTGGAAGTCACACAAACCAGGACAATCGCGACAACAGCGTGGATATGGTCGCCAGTGGGATGTCATACGGCCTCGCATACTGAAGAGAGATAAAGGTTTGTGCCTGAACCACCTCCGGCAGGGCGTGGTGAAGCAGGCGTCATGCGTGGACCACATCATTGCTAAGGCTCATGGTGGCACCGATGATGATGCCAACCTTGAAAGCCTGTGCTGGCCATGCCATGCCGCGAAGACCGCACGGGAACGCCTCAAATGAGATCGGTTATCATCATGGTGCAATGTAGTAACTGTATGAAATCATTATCATTCGAATGATATTCATTCTCATTACCGAGAGGGGGGGGAGGTGAAATCTCTGCGCACGACCGCCTTCCGGACTGCCCGCCTCGTCGTATTTTTACACCCGCGAAAAATGAAATTAAAACTGGAGCGATGTTATGCCCGGAGTATCTGGTCGTTCCGGGCGTCGACCAAAGCCAACTGAACTGAAAAAGCTTGGTGGGAATGCCGGGAAGCGCGCCCTCAATAAAAATGAACCTGCATTTACGCCCATCACGGGAGTTGATCCACCTGAGTGGCTGGATGAGATAGCCAGCACGATGTGGCAGATGGCCGCGAAAGAGTTGTGTGCTCAAAAAGTTCTGTGTGCAACAGACCTTCATAACCTCGAACTTTTCTGTATTGCTTATTCCAACTTTCGGGCCGCGCAGGAAGTGGTGGCAGACAAAGGAATTGTGGTTACTGGCGCAACCGGTGGCCCAATAAAGAACCCTGCACTTACCGTTGTTAGCGAGGCGGGCCGACAGATGGCAACCTTCGGCGGCATGCTGGGACTTGATCCTGGAAGTCGTCAGCGCCTGACCGGGCCGCAAAAGAAAAACTCTGACAATCCGTTCAAAAACCTATGACCCGTAAATCCTATCCGAATGTTAATGCGGCAAATCAGTATGCCCGGGATGTTGTGCGCGGGAAGATTGTCGCCTGTCGGTATGTTATCGACGCCTGTCAGCGCCATATTGATGATCTGGCACAGGAGAAATTAAAGAAATTCCGGTACCGCTTTGATAAAGATATGGCTGAGAAGGCGGCAAAGTTTATTCAGTTGCTCCCTCATACCAAAGGGGAGTGGGCTTATAAGCGAATGCCAATCACGCTGGAGCCCTGGCAATTATTCATCATCTGCTGTGCCTTTGGTTGGGCGAAGAAAGGAACAAAGCTGCGGCGTTTCCGTGAGGTATATACGGAAATACCCCGTAAAAATGGCAAGTCTGCGATTTCAGCTGGCGTGGCGCTTTATTGTTTCGCTTGTGACGATGAGTTCGGCCCTGAGGTTTATTCCGGTGCGACGACTGAAAAGCAGGCCTGGGAGGTTTTCCGTCCTGCGCGCCTGATGTGCAAACGCACTCCGGCGCTCGTAGAAGCATTTGGCATTGAAGTTAACGCCTCGAATATGAACCGTCCGGAAGACGGCGCGCGGTTTGAACCGCTGATTGGTAATCCAGGTGATGGCTCATCCCCAAGCTGTGCCATTGTGGATGAATATCACGAGCATGATACAGACTCGCTCTATACAACGATGCTGACTGGTATGGGCGCGCGCAAGCAGCCGCTAATGTGGGCTATCACTACAGCTGGGTACAACATCGAAGGCCCTTGCTATGACAAGCGGCGCGAAGTTATCGAAATGCTGAATGGTACGGTGCCCAACGAAGAGCTGTTTGGCGTTATCTACACCGTTGATGAGGGTGACGACTGGACAGACCCGAAGGTACTGGCGAAAGCCAATCCGAATATGGGGATCTCGGTTTACAGCGACTTTCTTCTTAGTCAGCAGCAGCGCGCCATCAACAACGCGCGCCAGGCGGGCGTGTTTAAAACCAAGCACCTCAATATCTGGGTATCGGCGAAAGCGGCTTACTTCAACATGGTCAGCTGGCGCAACTGTGAAAATCCTCTTCTGACACTCGAGCAATTTGAGGGGCAGTCCTGCACGCTGGGATTTGACCTTGCACGCAAACTGGACCTTAACAGCCGGGTGAGGCTGTTTACCCGGGAAATTGACGGGAAAAAGCACTACTACTGCATTGCACCGAAATTTTGGGTGCCATATGACACTGTTTATAGCGCTGATACCAATGACCAGCGCACCGCTGAGCGCTTTCAAAAGTGGGTAACAACAGGCCATCTGACCCCAACGGATGGTGCGGAAGTGGATTACCGAGAAATACTTGAAGATACCAAGACGCTTAACAAGTCGAATCCGGTAGACGAAAGCGCGATTGATCCGCACGGGGCCACCGGTTTGTCGCATGAACTGGCAGATGAAGGGCTAAACCCGATAACCATCGTCCAGAACTACACCCACATGAGTGACCCCATGAAGGAACTGGAGGCGGCAATAGAATCAGGCCGCTTTCATCATGATGGTAATCCGATCATGACCTGGTGTATTGGCAACGTGATCGGCAAAACCCTGCCGGGTAACGATGATGTTGTCAGGCCGATTAAAGAAACCGCTGATGCAAAGATTGACGGCGCTGTTGCGCTGATTATGGCTATCGGGCGAGCAATGCTACACGAACCCGGTGACTTCCTATCATCTCTGGATCCTGACGAAGACCTCTTACTTTTATGAAATCACTGCTGACTGATGCCACTGGGCTCGCCGGATTTGGCCTGCTCACGGCAGGGTGTTACCTGCAATTTGGTCTGGCACCAGCGCTGATGTTTTCCGGCAGCCTGTTGCTGGTGGGCGCGCTGACTGCTGCCAGGAGGGGGAAACGTGCTATTTGAAGCCCTGTTTCGTAATGAACCACTGGAAAACCCGGCTACACCGTTGAGCGGTGAAACAGCAGATATGGACAGAATTTTTGGGAGTGATGTTCACGTCACACCGGAAACATCCATGAAACTGGCTGCGGTTTACGCCTGCATTTATGTGCTTTCCTCCAACCTGGCGCAAATGCCTCTGCATGTGATGCGCAAGACAAATAATCTCGTCGAACCGGCACGGGATCACCCGTTGTTTTACCTGATCCATGATGAGCCGAATATCTGGCAGACCAGCTATAAATGGCGTGAGCTGAAACAGCGTCACATTCTCGGCTGGGGTAATGGATATTCCTGGATAAAGCGGGATCGCCGCGGGCAGGTATCCAGTATTGACAGTTGTATGCCATGGGAAACCACGCTTCTGAAAACAGGTGGGCGTTATACCTACGGTGTTTATAACGAAGAAGGGGCGTTTGCAGTCAGCCCGGATGACATGATCCATATCCGTGCGCTGGGGAATAACCAGAAAATGGGACTCAGCCCGATTCTTCAGCATGCAGAAACGATTGGTATGGGGATGAGTGGCCAGAAATACACTGAGAGCTTTTTCGGTGGTAATGCCCGGCCAGCCGGCATTGTTTCAGTAAAAGGTGAGCTTAATAAAGATGGCTGGGCTCGCCTGAAGGAAATGTGGCAGAAAGCATCCCTGGCATTACGCAGCCAGGAAAACAAAACCATGCTTCTGCCTGCTGACCTCGATTACAAGGCGCTCACTGTTTCCCCTGTTGATGCTCAGCTTATCGATATGTTGAAAATCAACCGCTCGATGATTGCAGGTATTTTTAACGTTCCTGCACACATGATTAACGACCTGGAAAAAGCCACCTTCAGCAACATTACCCAACAGGCCATTCAGTTTGTGCGCTACAGCATGATGCCTTGGGTGGCGAACTGGGAGCAGGAGCTAAACCGTCGCTTGTTTACCCGGTCCGAACGCGCCGCCGGCTATTACATTCGCTTTAATCTGGCCGGGTTGTTGCGCGGCACACCGCAGGAACGCGCTCAGTTCTATCACTTCGCCATCACCGATGGCTGGATGAGTCGCAATGAGGCCCGTGCATTTGAAGACATGAACCCGGTTAAAGGTCTGGATGAAATGCTGGTGAGCGTCAATGCAGCCAATCCTGCGAACAGTTTTAACACCGATAAAACCAATGAGGATAAAACCGATGAGTGACCGCGAGACTCGCTGTTACAGCGGAGAAGTCCGTGCCGAGCAGCAGGGCGAACAGCCGACGCGCATTATCGGTTACGGCTCTGTTTTTAACAGCCGTTCAGAACCTCTCTGGGGATTCCGCGAAATCATTAAACCGGGCGCATTTGATGACGTACTGGGTGATGACGTTCGCGGCCTGTTTAACCATGATCCGAACTTTATTCTGGGGCGCAGCTCCTCTGGCACGCTGACAGTTGGCGTGGATGACAAAGGCCTGCGCTACGACATCAACGCACCAGATACCCAGACTATCCGTGATTTAGTGCTGGCACCAATGCTGCGGGGTGACATTAATCAATCGTCTTTCGCCTTTCGTGTCGCTCGTGATGGTGAGCACTGGTTTGAAGACGAAGAGGGGATCGTGATCCGCGAAATCTCTCGCTTCTCTCGTTTGTTTGATGTCAGTCCGGTTACTTACCCCGCGTATCAGGAGGCCGATTCTGGTGTCCGTTCAATGAAAGCCTGGCAGGAGGCGCGCGACAGCGGTGCGCTACAGAACGCCATTAACCAACGAATGGCGCGAGAGCGCCTGCTGACCCTTCTTAATGTGTAAGGAAAATCGATGAAACTGCACGAACTGAAGCAAAAACGAAATACTATCGCCACTGATATGCGCGCACTGCATGACAAAATCGGTGATGTCACCTGGACCGATGAACAGCGCACTGACTGGAACAAAGCTAAAACTGAGCTGGATGCGCTGGACGAGCGTATCGGTCGCGAAGAAGAATTGCGCCGCCAGGATCAGAACTATATTGACGAAAATGAGAAGGAAAATCGTCATCAGCAAATCAAAGATCCAGCCAATCCGAACGCAAAAACTGACGAACGGCGCGCGGCTGCGTTTGACCGCCTTCTGCGCCACGGCTTTTCCGAACTGACATCTGAAGAGCGTCAGGCCGTCAAAGAACTGCGAGCTCAGGGCACGACACCTGACGATAAAGGTGGTTATACAGTACCGACCCAAATGCGTAATACCATCATCGACTCAATGAAAGTCTATGGCGGGATCGCAAGCGTTGCTCAGATTCTGAATACTTCTAATGGTCAGGATATCTCCTGGTCAACTTCAGACGGTACCGCTGAAGAAGGCGAACTGCTCGCAGAAAATGCAGCAGCCTCTGAGGGGGATGTCACGTTCGGTACTGCTATTCTGGGTGCCAAAAAACTGTCATCTAAAATCATTCGAGTGTCCAACGAACTGCTGCAGGACAGCGGCGTTGATATTGAGGCATACCTTGCTGGTCGTATCGCGCAGCGAATCGGGCGTGGTGAAGCTAAATATCTCGTGCAGGGTACGGGTGCCGGGACGCCTCAGCAGCCTAAGGGGCTTGCAGCTTCTGTAACGGGTACAACGTCCAGTTCAGCTGCTGCAGCCTTTAACTGGAAGGATATGAACGCGCTGATTCACTCACTTGATCCGGCATACCGCGGCGGACCATCGTTCCGTTGGGCGTTCAATGACGCAACGCTGGCGAACATTGAGCAAATGGAAGATACACAGGGGCGCCCACTTTGGTTGCCTGATATCACCGGGGGCACGCCAGCGACAGTTCTGGGGATCCCGTATGTTATCGATCAGGCCATCGAGAACGCTGCTGCCAGCAAGAAATTCATCTACCTTGGGGACTTTAACCGCTTCATCGTTCGCCGCGTGGCTTACATGACACTTAAACGCCTGGTAGAGCGTTATGCAGAATACGATCAGACCGCCTTCCTGGCATTCCATCGCTTTGACTGTGTGCTGGAAGATACCGCAGCGATTAAAGCGCTGGTGGGTAAAGCGCCTTAATTACCCTTGATTTGAATCCTGCCGCGAAAGCGGTTTTTTTATGCCCGTCATCTGGCGGGCATGGAGTTCCCCATGCTTGTGACGCTTCAGGAATTAAAAAGACAGCTTAAGCTGGAGGACGATTTTACCGAAGAGGATGAGCTACTGAATCTGCTGGGTGGCGCCGTTCAGACCCGGACGGAAACCTTTCTGAATCGCAAGCTTTATGCAGCTACCGAAGCGGTGCCTGAGGCTGATCCTGACGGTCTTAAGTTACCGGAGGACGTGAAGCTGGGCATGCTGATGTTAGCGACCCACTTTTACGAAAACCGCTCTTCAGTATCAGAGGTTGATCAGCTTGAAATGCCGCTGTCATATAAGTGGCTGGTGGGACCCTACAGGTTTATTCCGCTATGAAACTTCGCCAGGCGCAAACCAGCGCGACCTACATTTTACCCGATCCCGGAGAGCTGGACACGCGGGTAACCATTCGCATGCGGGTAGATCAGCCAGCGGCAGATTTTGGTACCACCCCTGAGTATCCGGTGAAATATCCAGTCTGGGCGAAGGTACGGCAAACGAGCGCCACAACCCTGCAGGAAACGGCGCAGACAGATAATGCCATTACGCATTACATCACTGTCCGCTGGCGCAGGGGAATTACTTCGGATTATGAGGTGGTGATGGGGGCGACGGTATTGCGCGTCAGGCGCTCAAGAGACCTGAATAATAAGCGGCGTTTCTTGTTACTTGAATGTACCGAGCTGGGTGAATTGACGGAAAACGCAGGAGGTGGCAGTAATGGCGACACCCTTTTTTCACGTTGATTTTCAGCAACCCAATGAAATGCGATTCAACCGCGCGCGCGTTCGTCGGGCTTTTATCCGCATAGGACAGGTGCACATGCGTGATGCACGCCGCCTGGTGATGCGGCGTGGCCGTTCAGAGCCCGGTGACAATCCGGGGTTTCAGACTGGTCGACTGGCTCGTTCAATTGGTTTCATGGTGCCGAAGGCCAGTAAGCGACGCCCTGGTTTTATGACACGCATTGCGCCCAACCAACGTAACGGTCAGGGAAACCGGATGATCAACGGCGACTTTTATCCGGCATTTCTGTTCTACGGCGTGCGCGGCGGGGCGAAACGTAAGCGTGGCCACCATCGTGGTGCCTCCGGTGGTAGCGGCTGGCGGCTGACTCCGCGTAATAACTTCATGGTTGAAACGCTGAATAAAAACAGCTCCTGGACCCGCTATTTCCTTGCCCGTGAATTGCGGCAATCACTTAAACCGGAGAAACGGCGTTAATGAAACTCACCCCCATAATTGCCACGCTCCGTACACGTTGCCCGTATTTTCAGAATCGGGTGGCGGGTGCTGCGCAATTCAAAAACCTCCCTGATGCAGGGAAGCTACTTTTACCTGCTGCGTATGTCGTTCCCGGGGATGATGTGCCTGGCGAACAGAAGAGCCAGACCGACTACTGGCAGGATCTGAAAGAAGGTTTTTCAGTCATTGTGATGGTCAGTAATGGGCGTGACGAGCTGGGCCAGTTTGCGGCCTACGATGTTGTTCATGGAGTCAGGCAGATGTTATTTAAAGCACTGCTGGGCTGGAATCCTGAGCCACGTGGAGAGCCTATTTGCTATGACGGCGGAACCCTGCTGGATTTAAACCGACATGAACTTATCTACCAGTTCGATTTTGTGGTCGATAACGAGCTGAGCGAAGACGATACCCGCCAGCAGGATGATTTGGCTGAACTGGACGAGTTCAAATCGCTGTCAATAGATGTTGACTTTATTGAACCTGGTCACGGTCCGGATGGCGTCATTGAGCACCACACAGAGATAAAACTCACCACCTGAGAGGCAACATGCTTGTAAAACCTAAAGACGGGCGATCAGTTCCTGATCCTGCCCGCGGTGACCTTTTGCCTGACTCCGGGCGAAACGTTGAAGAAAGTCAGTACTGGTACCGTCGCGAACAGGACGGAGATATTGAAATTATTCAGCCCGAAAAAAAGGCTGAGTCTGCTAAAGAGGCGAAGGATAAATGACAGTTTCATTTAATGGCATTCCGTCCGATATCCGTGTTCCGCTGTTTTATGCAGAGATGGATAACAGCGCAGCCAACACCGCACAAACCAGTGCACCATCATTGTTGATTGGACACGTTAATGCGGGGGCGGCTATTGCCACCAATCAACTGATTTTGATGCCCAGTCCGGATTATGCAGTCCGCCAATGTGGCGCTGGCAGCCAGCTTGCTCGTATGGTTGAAGCTTACCGACAAACTGACCCATTCGGCGAGTTGTGGGTCATTGCAGTCCCTGATACCGCAGGTACGGCGGCGACGTTCACCCTGACTGTTACCGGGTCAGCTGCGGCTTCGGGTGTCATCAGTCTTTATGTTGGTCGCCGGCGCATTCAGGTCAATGTCACCACTGGCGATGCACTGGCGGTTATCGCAACGAGTATTGCCAGTGCCATCACGGCGGACGGGCAGACGCCATTTACTGCCACTGCGGCCGCAGGTGTGGTGACACTGACCGCGCGCCATAAAGGCACATGGGCAAACGACATCCCCGTTTCGCTGAACTACTACGGTTTCAGTGGCGGTGAAACGTTGCCGGCAGGTGTCAATGTTGTTATTGCCAACGGAACGGCTGGCGCGGGCGCACCTGCGCTGACCGCAACAATTGCCGCAATGGGCGATGAACCATTTGATTACATCGGCCATCCGTATAACGACACCGCATCCGTCAATACTTTCACGCTCGAGATGAATGACTCTTCCGGTCGCTGGAGCTGGCTTCGTCAGATTTACGGCCATGTTTATACGGCAAAAATTGCTGCAGTGTCTGACCTGGTGACAGTGGGCGACATGTTCAACGACCAGCATCTCACTCTGGCGGGCTACGAAAAAACAGTTCAGTCATGTCCGGATGAACTGGCAGCCAGCCGGACAGCTCGCGCGGCGGTATTCCTGCGTATCGATCCGGCGCGTCCCACACAAACGGGCGAACTGGTCGGAATGCTTCCACCACCAACGGGCAAGCGTTTCATTAAAACGGAACAACAAAGCCTGCTGACCCATGGTATTGCGACGGCCTACACCGAAGGTGGTGTGCTACGCGTTCAGCGCGATATCACCACCTATAAAAAGAATGCCTTTGGCGTTGCAGATAACAGTTATCTCGACAGTGAAACGCTTCATACCAGTGCTTATGTGCTGCGCCGTCTGCGTACGGTGATTACCAGCAAATACGGGCGCCATAAACTGGCAAATGACGGTACCCGCTTTGGTCCCGGGCAGGCGATTGTTACGCCAGCAGTGATTAAAGGCGAGTTGCTGGCGACGTATCGCCAGATGGAGCGAGAAGGGATTGTCGAAAACTACGATCTGTTCAAGCAGCATCTTATTGTTGAACGTGATGCGAATAACCCGAGCCGCATCAACGTGCTTTACCCACCGGATTACGTCAACCAGCTGCGTGTGTTCGCGCTGCTTAATCAGTTCCGTCTTCAGTACCAGGAGGAGACAGCATAATGGCTAAGATTGCCGGCACCTGTTATTTCAAAATTGATGGTCTGCAGTTGTCGCTGACCGGTGGGATTGAAGTGCCAATGAACACGAAGATCAACGACGATGTTCTTGGTCTGGATGGCTCAGTGGATCGTAAAGAAACTCATCGCGCGCCATACACCAAAGGCACCTTCAAAGTGCCGAAAGGTTTTCCTGTCAGCAAAATCATTGATTCAGACCAGATGACGATCACCTCAGAACTGGCAAACGGCATGACTTATGTTCTGTCGCAAGCTTGGTTACATGGCGAAGCCAACCATAACGGTGAAGAAGGTACCGTTGATCTGGAATTCCACGGCGAAGAAGGAGATTACCAGTAATGCCAGAACTCGAACTGAAAAAGCCCATCATTGCGCATGGTGAAACGCTGTCTGTACTGGAGTTTGATGAGCCAACCGGGAAGGATGTGCGCGAACTCGGTTATCCCTATCAAATGAACCAGGACGAATCAGTAAAACTGCTGGCGCATGTCATCTCAAAATATATCGTGCGCCTGGCAAAAATCCCACAAAGCTCGGTTGACCAGATGTCTCCTGGTGATCTCAACAGTGCTGCCTGGCTGGTGGCTGGTTTTTTCCTCCAGGCCTGACAGCGGAATATCTCACCGACCGCTTTTTCGATTGCGCCAGATACTGGCGCATCAACCCTTTTGAATTGTTGAACATGCCTGTCAGCGAGATACCTCTGCTGGTTAGTCAGGCAAACAGAATAGAGCAGGAGAAGCACACCAATGGCTGAGTTCGAATTGAAAGCTCTCATAACTGGCGTCGATAAATTATCGCCAGCGCTTTCACGAATGCAGAAAAACATTCGTGGGTTTAAGAAGCAAACCGAAGAGGCGTCAAAAGGGGGGCTTGCATTAGCGGGAGGGCTTGCCGCTGGGCTAACTGTGTCCATGCGTGCGTATGCAGATCAGGAGAATGCGGCAGTTGGTCTTAAAGTCGCCATGATGCAAGCCAATGGCGAAGTGGGAAGTAGTTTTGAAAAGATCAACAAACTTGCTGTTGGACTCGGGAACCAGCTTCCGGGAACAACATCTGATTTCCAGAACATGATGCAAATGCTGGTTCGCCAGGGTATTCCAGCCGAAAGTATTTTGGGTGGCGTGGGCAAAGCAACGGCATATCTTGCCGTTCAGTTGAAGAAAACCCCGGAAGCAGCCGCAGAGTTTGCCGCTAAAATGCAGGATGCAACGGGTACGGCATCTGAAGACATGATGGGACTGTTCGATACCATTCAGAAAGCCTTTTATCTGGGGGTGGATGACACGAATATGCTTTCCTTCTTCTCCAAAACCAGTTCAGTTCTAAAGATGGTTAACGCCGATGGGCTAAAGGCGGCTCAGGGCCTTGCACCGATTGCCGTGATGATGGACCAGATGGGCATGCAGGGGGAGGCGGCTGGCAATGCTTTGCGTAAAGTTATACAAGGTGGTCTTGACCTTAAAAAGGTAAATAGCGCCAATAAACTGATGCAGGGGGCAGGTCTAAAAATTAATCTTGACTTCACTAATGGCAAAGGCTCATTTGGTGGTCTGGATAAATTAATTGCCCAGCTGACTAAGTTGCGGGGATTAAATGATGTTCGACGAACCCGTGTACTGAAAAACATTTTTGGTGATGATGCAGAAACTCTGCAGGTCGTAAATGCCCTGATAGATAAGGGCAAAGATGGCTACGATCAAGTTCAGCAAAAGATGAATAAGCAAGCCACCCTGAATCAACGTGTGGGCGCTCAACTCAATACATTGACCAATCTTTGGGAGGCAATGACAGGAACCGCGACTAATGGACTCGCGGCAATTGGCGGTGCTTTTTCCGGTGATATTAAAGCGATTACCTCATGGCTTGGAGATCTTGCTGAGAGATTTACTGATTTTGCGGAAAGTAATCCAGCAGTAGTTCGCAGTGCTTTTGGGTTAGCAGCAGGTCTGGCAGCGTTAAAACTTGGATTTATGGGCGTTAATTTAGCTCTTGGCCTGGTAAGCAGAACCATGGCAATGTCGCCCATTGGAATGATCGCTACTGGTATCGCTTTGGCAGCGGGCCTTATTATCTCAAACTGGGATACTGTCGGACCGTACTTCAAAGCATTATGGGGATTTGTTCAACCAATATTTTCTGACTGGATGCGCTGGGCAAAAATGGCATTTGACTGGTCTCCGCTTGGAATGGTCATCAATAATTGGGGGCCGATAGTTCAGTGGTTCCAGGATATGTGGACAAAATTAAAGCCGATCATTGAATGGTTCACTGATGGTGCCAGCGACACAGTTAACACTATGAATGCCACGCAGTGGGGGGCGGGAGGTTATGGCGCGTACGGTACTGGTGTGCCAAGTAGTGGTTATAACCCCTATCAGATAAATCAGGATTCATCTGCACATCCTCAGGATCAAGTTGTTAGTGATGATAATCCATACAGAATAAAGCAAATGGCATCGAAACAACCTGAAGCAAAAGTGGTGGTTGAGCTAAACGGTGCGCCTGCTGGTTCTCGTGTAATTGAATCAAAATCCAGTGGTATCAATGTGACTACTGATGTTGGTTATACAAGGATTGGTAGAGTAGGAATGGGAGGTTAAACCCCCCATTAAACTATTTTATAAATTGTACAAATTTGCCATCAGAATCATATTCGGCTTTGGAGACTTGTTTAACCATGCTACCAAATTGATTCTTTCCACGAAATTGCATCATTAAAACGTAATCATCTTTGCGCTGAATAACATTAGTTTCTATACAACTAAAACTTGCAGGTTCGTTCATGGCTTCCTTGACTCTTTTTTTCAAGTCTAATGGGCATCCATCTACTGAATTGCTGAGTCTGGCCATGACTAGCTCTTCTTGTGTCTTTTCCTGTTGAGGTGGAGACATAACGAACGCAGAAATAATGAAAGGGACAAAAAAACCAAATAGAGAAAATAAAATAGCACCAGTTATCTTTCTAGATTTTGTTGATTCCTTTCTATATGCCCATCTTGCAAGCAAGAAAGATAATGTAACGCCAATTATTAACGGTATTAAATACTCCATATTTACCTCAGTCGTTGCTTAAAATTCATATCAATCACCAGTGCATTGCACATTCATGAATACACGCAATATACACCAGAATTAGACAGGTGAAAAAATGGCATGGAAAGACCGATTGCAGAATGCGTCATTCCGCGGCGTACCATTTAAAGTAGAAGAAGAAAGTGCCGTTGTTGGCCGCCGAATGGAAACCCACGAATTTCCCAATCGTGATAAGCCCTACAGCGAAGACCTCGGTAAAGTTACATTTCGTCCTACCATCACAGCGTATGTCATCGGCGATGACTGTTTCGACCAGCGCGACAAGCTGATTGAAGCACTGAATAAACCAGGGCCAGGGGCACTTGTTCACCCCACTTTTGGTGAATTGCAGGTGTGTGTTGATGGTGATATCCGCGTCAGCACGACAAACAACGAAGGCCGCATGGTTCGCTTTGACCTGCGGTTTGTCGAAGCCGGTGAGCTTTCTTATCCAACCTCCGGCGCCGCCACCGCGCAGAACCTGACATCATCTTGCTCTGCTTTGAACAAATGCATTAGCGATGACTTTAATAACTTCAGCATTGATGGCGTGGCTGATTTTATTCAGAACGATGTGATGAAGTCTGCAACAGGGATGATGGGGTATGTATCCGACTCAATGAAGATGGTTGATTCAGCGGTGTCAGATGCGGCCAGACTGATGCAGGGGGATATTTCTGTACTGCTTCCGCCACCATCTTCGGGAAAAACCTTCGTCGACCAGTTACAAACAATGTGGAGGGCAGGTAATCGTCTGTATGGCAATTCAGGTGATCTCTTCGCAATGATTAAATCCTTTTCGGGCATCAGCCTTGGCAGTGACCTGGCGCCAAGAGGTGTCTGGAAAACTGATAGCGCTACAACGAAAACGACGAAAGAGCAGAGCAATTATGTTGCCAGCGCTATCCGGGCGACAGCAATCAGCGAAGCGGCCAACACAGTGGTTGATTTGCCTGTGCCGGGATCACAAATGATGGTGGGCCAGGACACCCCCTCAGGTTGGGCAACGGTATCTCATCCAGCTCTGAATGATGCTCCGCAAATATCAACACCAACTGCGGTTCCATCATGGGACGAATTGGTTGAAATCCGCGACACGCTGAATAGTGCGCTTGATAAAGAAATGAGTCGTACTGGCAACGACCAGATTTTCTCTGCGCTGCGCCGTGTAAAAGCCGACCTGAATACCGATATTAAGCAGCGATTAAAACAGACAGAAAAAAGCGCAACGATAAAGTTGCCTGAAAGTCTGCCTGCCCTGGTGCTAGCGGCGCAGATTTATGATGATGCGAACAGGGCAGATGAACTGATACAGCGAAACAAAATTGCCCACCCTGGCTTTATTCCTGCTCAGTCAATCAGGATTTCCAGCCTTGGAATGCAATTGCCACCTGTCTATTTCTCAATAACTGAGCAGCAAATCGAAGCGACCGCTTCAGACTATTTAAACTGGGCCATTTCTGTTGAAAAAGCAGCTGCCCTTGGATTCTGAGGATACTCATGTCTCAATTTACTAACGCAGACTCCGCCGTTAATCGCCTGAATGCTGCTGTCGAAGCGTTTGAAAAAGTAATGAATTCACCCGAAGGTGAAATGGTTGATGTACCGGGCTCTTTACCTCAACCCAGTCTTGCAGAGCGTGTTAAACGATCTCTCGATGCACTTACAGAGAGCCCTGCAATATCTGCCAGTAAGGCGCTTCAGTCTGAATTAAATGCCAAAGCCAGTGAGTTATCTGCAAAAGCAGAGGCTGACCGCGCCGCAGTCGCCAACCCGGATAACTGGAACGCGCCATATCCTGATGTCTGGATCCCTTTTAATGACAGCTTAAAAATGGAGGCTGGTTTCGGCGCTCAGGACACAATTACCGTTGGCGCCGAAACTATCAAGTTGCCATCGCGCAGCGCGACATTCACTCGCGCCAGTACAGCCACCTATATTGATAAATCAGGTGTGCTGCAAACGGCGGCAATTAACGAACCACGATTCGAGAAAGAAGGTTTATTGATTGAGGGGCAGAGTACGAATCTTATGGCGCAAAGTAACCCGCAGGTTACAGCGGGCGCGTGGACTCGATCCGCAAATCATACGTATGTGAATGAAGGCACCGAGTTTTTACATATCACAGGCACCACAGGGTTAGCGGGAACGTATAACGCATCCCTGGGGACTTTACAGCCCGGCTATTACACTTGCTCATGTTGGGTGAAGGTTATATCTGGTAGTTTCCGTTTTGGCTTTGAAAAAGCGCCAAACGGCGTTGTAGATATTCCCGCCGCAAACGCGCCCGATTTTGTTCGGGTGTCGCAAACTATCAATTTAGCCGCCGCGGCGCAGGGTACGATTATTCTGTATACCAGCCCCCAGCCTACAGGTGGGAGTGAATTTATTGTGGGTCGAGTGCAGATTGAAGCCCTTCCCTTCGCAACGAGCTATATTCCAACGAACGGGGCTGCTGTAACACGCACTCCGGATAATGTACGCCTAGACCCGCAATTAAATTTAATTAATACGGGCAACGAGATGACAATTTCTTCAGAAATTAGTGATGCTAATTCAATGTTTGGGTCATGGCCCCGAATAATTGAAACGTCATCACTTTCACAAAATAAAGGATTTTATTTCACTCGTGGTACTTCTGGCCCACTGTGTTGGGGGAGTAGCAGTTTACCTGTGAACCCAACAGATCGTTATAAAACATATACTGTAAAATTTGTTGAAGGTGTAGGTGCAACCTATTATTTGAACAGCAAGACTGCGCTGATAGCTGACCATATTAAAGGGTCAGGCGGCAGCGGTTCAATTCTCTCAGGCCCCGGTACTATTTCCCGACAATTTTATGGTCATATTCGCAATTTCCGCATATGGCACCGCGCACTCAACGACGCCCAAATTAAGAGCCTCCGCTAATGAAAGACATCTATCTGAAATTCCCTAATGAGGATCAAGCCGGAGCAGCGTTGGTTGGCTTTGGTTTCGAACAGGACGAAAGCGGTGCCTTTTATCATCCAGGCATCTGCATCGATGTCATCGGAGTGATTTACACCACCGATAATCCCGACGCTGAAGAGCCGGAATATTCACCTGAACCAGGCTGGCATATCAATCTGCGTATTGTTGATGAGATTGATACATCGGCGCTGGCTCAGTTCATGGTCAATCCCGATACGCCAGCTCGCGTGTGGGCATGAATATGAACGATATAGTTACCCTCAGAGTCAATGGTCGGGAGTGGGGCGGTTGGACATCTGTACGGATTGGCGCGGGCGTTGAGAGGCTGGCGCGTGATTTCAGTGTCGAAATTACCCGCCAGTGGCCCGGTGAAAATACTGACCAGGCATTCAGTCCTAGAGTGAAAAATGGAGATCGTGTCGAAGTCCTGATCGGCGATGACCTGGTTATTACGGGCTGGGTTGAGGCAACCCCTGTTCGCTACGATGCCCGGTCTGTTAGTGCCGGGATTTCCGGAAGAAGCCTGACAGCTGATCTAATTGATTGTACCGCAGAACCCGCACAGTTTAACGGTCAGTCACTGGTGCAGGTTGCCGCTGCGCTTTCCAAACCGTTTGGTATCGAGGTCGTCAATACCGGAGCACCTTCAACCCCCATTCCTGCAGTGCAACCAGATCACGGCGAAAAAGTGATAGACGTGATTAACAAAATGCTTGGTCAGCAACAGGCCCTCGCATACGACGACCCAGAAGGACGGCTGGTGATTGGCAGTATTGGTGCTACAAAAGCCCACACTGCTTTGGTGCTCGGGCAAAACATTCTTTCCTGTGATTCAGAAAAGAGCATCAGGGAGCGATTTTCAACTTATCAGGTCGCGGGGCAGCGTGCGGGGAATGATGCCGACTTTGGTGTGGCCACCACTACAGCTTTACGGGCAAAAACCACTGATGCCTCCATTTCTCGATACAGGCCGATGTCTATGCAACAGACTGGACAAGCTACTGGTGCCAGTTGCATTGCGCGTGCTGAATTTGAAGCGCGTCAGCGTGCAGCCAGGACCGACGAAACCACATATGTGGTTCAGGGGTGGCGACAGGGGAACGGTAGCCTGTGGCAACCAAACCAGCGCGTGGTTATATCAGATCCTGTCTGCGGTTTTGATAATCGAGAACTTCTGATTGCTGAGGTTAATTTCACAAAAGACAGTAGCGGCACGCTGACGGAGTTGCGAGTCGGCCCTCCGGATGCATACCTGCCTGAACCTGAAGATCCAAAGGCGCGGAAGAAAAAGAAAACATCCACTGAGGTGACATTCTGATGGGAGCTTTAGAGCGAATGCAACGGCAGGTGATAAACCTGATTAGCCGTGCTGTAGTAAAGAGTCTTAATCCAGAGACCAAATGCCAGACCATTGATGTTGAGCTGATAGCCGGCGAGCCGAAAGCAGCTATCGAGCATCTTGAGCCTTATGGCTTCACATCACGAGCCAAAGACGGTTCAGAGGCGATCATACTTTTCCCCGATGGCGACCGTTCACACGGCGTGGCTGTTCTGGTCGCTGACAGGCGCTATCGTCTCAAGGGGCTAAAAACTGGCGAGGTGGCTTTTTATGATGACCAGGGACAGAGTGTGACATTGACACGAGACGGCATCGTTGTGGATGGAGCCGGCAAACTCATCACTTTCAAAAATGCCCCTAAAGCCCGCTTTGAAATGGATATCGAGGTAACCGGCCAGATCAAAGACCAGTGTGACAGTAATGGTCTGACGATGGCGGCAATGCGTCTGGCTTATAACGGTCATACACATCTGGAAAACGGTCAGGGCAAGCAGACTAAAGAAACGGACACAAAAATGGAGGCGTGATGGAACTTATGCTGACGGTAAACGGGCAGCAGATGAAAGCAACAGATCAGCTCGACCCTCTTACCCGTGCTGTTGTTATTTCTCTTTTTACACACCGACGTGCTGAACCTGACGATAATGCCGATGTACCTATGGGGTGGTGGGGTGATACCTGGCCGGCTGTTCAGAATGACCGTTATGGCTCCCGCCTCTGGCTGCTTCAGCGCAGCAAACTGACGAATCAAATCACTAATACCGTACGAACTTACATCAAAGAATGCCTGCAATGGATGCTGGACGACGGCGTGGTATCGAGAATTGATCTGGATATTCAGCGGACCGGTATTACTACCCTGAGCAACAACATCACACTATGGCGACGAACCGGGCCAGTAACCCTTTCTTTTGACGATTTATGGAGCGCAATAAGCCATGGCGGACAGTGAATTCCAGCGCCCTACGCTGGCAGAAAACATCAGTATGCTCCGTTCCGATTTGTTCGCGAGGCTGGATATCAACGATAACTTGCGTCGTATGGATGAGGATGTCCGTGCAAAGGTTTATGCAGCAGCGCTTCATACTTTGTATGGCTACATAGATTACCTGGCGATGAACATGCTACCGGATACGTGTGACGAAATCTGGCTGACTCGTCACGCCGCGATGAAGCGCTGCCCACGCAAAGCTGCGACAACGGCATCAGGTTTTATGCGCTGGGATGGCGTCGCTGACGGTCTGAAAGTTTTGATGGGCAGCGTCATTCAGCGAGATGACCTCCTGCAATACACGGCAACAGCGGATGCAACCAGTGCTGGTGGTGTATTACGTGTTCCTATCATTTGCGATATTTCGGGGGTGACGGGTAATGCTGATGATGGCACAGGCCTCATCCTCGTCACACCTGTCAATGGGCTGCCATCAGGAGGGTTAGCTGACTCGATAAAAGAGGGGTTCGACGTTGAAGATCTGGAAACCTGGCGAGCGCGAGTCATCGAGCGTTATTACTGGACACCAATGGGGGGCGCAGACGGTGATTATATTGTCTGGGCTAAAGAGGTTCCTGGCATTACACGCGCCTGGACTTATCGCCACTGGATGGGGGCGGGTTCTGTTGGCGTCATGGTTGCCAGCAGCGACCCGGTCAACCCGGTACCGGATGCGGGTACAGTTCAGGCTGTAAAAGAACACATTGAACCCCTGTCACCTGTCGCCGGCTCTTCTCTTTATGTTTTCGCACCCGTTCCTAAGGTTGTAGATTTTCATATCAAATTGACGCCGGATACCGCCGCTGTACGCGCCTCTGTCACCGCAGAACTTCGGTCTTTCCTGCTCCGGGACGGGTATCCAGAGGGGGAGCTAACACTTTCACGTATTAACGAGGCGGTGTCTATTGCGACCGGGGAATACAGTCATCAGCTCATTGCGCCGGCAGCACCTGTAACAATCGCAAAAAATGAGCTGGCTGTTCTGGGGGTATTGACGTGGACCTGATAGAAGATGATTACACCAACCTGCTGTCTGCGCTGCTTCCCCCTGGCCCTGCGTGGTCAGTAGATGATCCAGGGATTGCGGGGGCCGCCCCGTCTCTGCTGAGAGTTCATCAGCGTGGTAATGATTTGATGCTGGAACTCGACCCACGCACGACGACAGAACTTATTGACCGCTGGGAATTGTGCTGTGGTTTGCCGGATGAATGTATTCCCAGAGGCACTCAGACTTTGCAGCAGCGGCAGCAGCGCCTGGATGCAAAGGTTAACCTGGCGGGTGGGATTAACGAGGCATTTTATCTGGCACAACTTGCAGCACTGGGAAAGCCTGATGCCACGATCACCCGTTACGATAAGTCACCCTTTAAATGTATTTCAGACTGCAATGAGCAGGTTTTCTCTATCGACTGGCGTTACTACTGGGAAGTGAACATGCCTTCCTCGACCGATGCCATCAGTATGACCTGCATAAGCACTTGTGATTCTTCCCTTCGTATCTGGGGCGATACCGTTGCTGAGTGTGTGCTCAGTAAACTTTGTCCTTCCCATACCTATCTCATCTTCAAATATCCGTAATCCGGAGAAAAAATGGCACATCGTATTGATACAGCTACTGCGCAGAAAGATAAATTCGGCGCGGGAAAGAATGGTTTTACCCGTGGCAATCCACAAACCGGTGAGCAGGCAACTGCACTGGATGATGATTATTTTGACATGATTCAGGAAGAACTTATTGGCATTGTTGAAGCGGCAAATATCACGCCGAACAAAGCAAAGCACGATCAGCTCTTAACAGCATTAAAAGCTCTGTTCCTGGATGCGTCGTTAAATGGCTCTGATATTGCAGACAAAGCGGCGTTTCTCTCAAATCTTGGTCTGAAAGCTGCCGCGTCCCGTGATGTGGGTACTGGTGCGAACCAGATACCGGACATGGGCAGTTTTACTTTTTCGAATGCAACGCAGGGATTTAAGAAAGACCCAACGGGTGCTATGGAACAGTGGTTTTCCGCAACCATTCCAATAGCCCCATCAGCTACGGTCAACGGCACCATTGATGTGTTGTTCCCGAACCCATTCCCTAACAAATGTTATGGAGTACATGTTACTTACGCGGGTGTTAGTGCAACACGTGACGGTACACCGTTTGTATCCGGGCTGCCGGTGGATAAGTTTACCTGCCGTCTGGCATCAACCTACCTGAACTCTGGTCTTGATGTCTTTGTCCGTGCGGTGGGGTACTGATATGAAATATTTATGGTCTGCTTTACATAACGCATTTTTCCCCGAGGTACTGACTGATGATTATGAATCAGCAGGCTGGGATTTGAGTGATGTCGTTGAAGTCGAGACTGCTGTTTTTACTGAGTTCTCAGCATCAAGAATTGGCAAGGTGCGCATCGCCGGTAAGGACAAAATGCCAGCATGGGCAGATATACCACCTCCGACGCAGCAAGAGCTAATTATTACCGCGACTGCAAAAGTCCAATCATTGATTAGTGAAGCCAATGGCGTCATTGCCCCTTTGAAGGATGCGCTGGACGGTGGCTACATTGATGATGCTGACAAGCCAAAGTTAATTGCCTGGCAGAAGTATCGCTATGCACTGACGAAAGTTGACCCAGCCAACCCTGTATGGCCCGTCAAACCAGAATAGGAACCTTTGATAGAAGCGTTAGTTCTGAAAATTTACACAACGCGTAATTCCTTCATCATTAAAGCCCTTTACCACCTTTCGACATTTCAGTGCCAGAGAAACGATCCAGATCGCTTGATCTCCCTTTTAATGAATTTATACTGTATGCATATACAGTAATGATGAAAGGGTAAATTATGCCTCGTAAATCCGATATTGAATCTGCATTTCACCATGCAATCAGGCTTGAACAGAGCGGACGACGGACGGTTACGACCGCTGATTTTGTTCGGGAACTGGAGAAAGTGAACTGGTACTGGAGTCAGAAGGAAGCCAATAAGTGGATTGAATTCTACGTTACTACTTTTAAAGACGTATCAACGCAGGAAGGGGACGCTCGTACCTTTATGCTCTACAACCCAAATGGAGGGCTTTAACTATGGGCTTCCCCTCTCCAGCGGCTGATTACGTCAGTAAGCCATTAGACCTCAACGATATACTCGGCGTCACGCCTGGTGATACCGTTCTGGTGACGAATGATGAAGGCTACGTTTTACTCAGCAAATCCGCGAGGCTGAAGCAGGGTGACACGATGCTGATTCAGTTCTGTGGAAGCACACAATTCGCGAAGTTACAGGGCTCATCATTCATTACCGCGGATGGTGAAGCTATTGAAGGTGAGGCACTTGATGACGCGGTTGTGATCGGAAAAGTAGTGAATATTATTCTAGCTACCAGGCAGGATGATTTGCCGGTCATGTAATAAGTTTGTTTTCCCGAAAAGGTGGCAACAAAAAACCCGCCTAGGCGGGTTTCTGTTGGGAGAAGGAGCCGCGTATCTTTTGCGTATCCTTTTTAGTCCCGTTTGTGTCTCGACAGTGTCCGGTCTGGAGCCGTAACATCATGTTTATCAAGGTGTTGTCCTTGCACTGTCCTATCCTAAGTGGTGGAGCTGGGGGGAGTTGAACCCACCGCCATTATTTGGGTGGGTAATTCGCCGGATAAGATAGAAAATCATTCCCCAAAACTATCGTAATAGTTCGCTATAACAATAAGTTAGATAAAGCCCTTTTTAGTGAAAACCTCATCGTTATTTATCTTCTTTGCATTTTATATCAATGAGTTAGTCACGAACCGCTAATGTAATGCTGCGTCATATGGAATGGTTCGAAGCGGCAGACTTAATTGTTAAAGGTATGGAAGGCGCGATTAACGCCAAAACCGTAACTTACGATTTCGAACGCCTGATGGAAGGCGCTAAGCTGCTGAAATGTTCAGAGTTTGGCGACGCGATGATCGAACATATGTAATTAGCGATTTTGCTGATGCTAAAACGGGAGCCTGGTGCTCCCGTTTTTTATTATTATTTTACTGAAATCGTGAGCTACCACCCTTTACGAAAACGCTGGGCGTGATTAATAGATGAATTCATTAGAGTTCATGTTCAGCCAAAGAGGATGTGGTATGGAAAATTACTCCAACAAAAGCGGCGATTCACAGGTTGTCAGTTTCCAGATTGATGCAAACTCAATGAAAGTCCGGTTCAAGAATAATCACGTGTATCTCTACGATATCCGTCATCCAGGGCCCGAGCATCTGGAAAAAATGAAAGAACTGGCGCGTGCCGGATGGGGTTTGAACACTTATATAGAAAGCGAAGTCAAAAACGATTTCTCATCAAAAGTGTTTTAAATCGCCGTAACCGGTTTATGAGAAGTGCGATTTTTACACAAAATACAGATTTTTCGCTCGTGACTGGTTGATTTTATAACAATAAGTTGAATTTTTAAGCGAACAGTTCGCAAGGAATTGCATCGTAGATCGAGTTTATGTACTATGCATTCCACGCCGACTTAGCTCAGTAGGTAGAGCAACTGACTTGTAATCAGTAGGTCACCAGTTCGATTCCGGTAGTCGGCACCATATTTAAGAAAACCACCTTTCAGGTGGTTTTTTTTCGTCTGTATGAAATCAAAATCGAAGGAAGGCTTACTATCGCAAGCGCTTCCTTCGTGGTTCGTTAAATCCAACCCTGCTGGCTTGCAAGCCAGACCAGAATGGCGACAACGATTAATACTATGGTTGTTTTTCTCATTGTTGTTCGACCTGTTTTTAGTCTTCGCTAACCAGCCAGAAATCCGCTTCGTCAAACATCTCTTCAACCAGGCGGTTGATCTTTTCTTTCTCATTTTTCGTGCAATCGCTGTGAACCGCGTTCATCTGCATGGGTTTCACTCGGACATCGGCATCCGGAAAAATGCACTGAACTCGTCGGGTTAGCTCTGCAAGAATCTTTTCATTTGCACCGGGAAGGCCCGCTACATTTCGTTTGTCGTAAACCAGTTCTACGAACAT